TAATATTATCGCTCAAACCTGCCATTGTTTTGTCCATTTTGTCGGCCGAGACATCAAGCGACGTAGCCACCGCGCTTGCGGTGTCACCCAGTTTGAGCAGCCCTTCGGCGGCGACAGGCGACATGGCCCCCAGGACCCCGATTGCGGTCGAGTGTTCAGAGATGGCGATATTGACTTTCCCCAGCGCGTCCGCGACCGCCCTTAACATTTTCTGAAAGGCCTCCACCACGTGAAGGGCCACCTCATTCGCCACCCAAAGCACCATTCTCATTTCTAGCGCGAATGAGGCCATTATCTCTTTCCAAAAGGTATAAAGTTTCGCCACGCCGGTGACTGCGATTTGGAAGGACTCAATTATTTTCCATGCCCAGCTTCTTGTTTGGTGTTCGTTTTGCTCCAGGCTCTCGGCCACACTCGCCAGCTTGTCCCGAACGTGGCTGGCGAGAGTCGTAAACCACTGGACCACTCCCGATTGAAGTATGGCGGCGCTCATTCTTCCAACCTGCTCTATCACATCCCCAAACGCATTCTTCATCGCGGTCAAGCCGCCCATGCCAGTATTGCGGAGCGCCGCCTGCTGATCGCCGATCTGCTCCTGGATGGCGTCGAGAATGAGGCTGAAGTCTCCGCTCCTCGCCACCGTTTCGTCTATGGTGATGCCGACCTCGCGAAGCTCTCCCACCATCCCCATCGCCGCCTTGCCGAGCTTGTTGGCAGCGCCCGCCATGTCGCCCCCCATCAGGGCGGCGACGTTGGCCATCACAATAGAAGCCTTGGGCAGGAGGTCGTCGGATATTTGCTGATAGGTGGTCAAAAAGGTCATGCCCTCCATTACCGCTTCGTCGGTGGCGACTCCCATATCCCGAATGTTGCCGGCAACGTCGGCGAGGACCGGCATCAACTCTTCGGATGAGGCCCTGAAGCGGCTCATCGAATCAATCACCGTTTTGAGCTTGGCGGCGGCTTGCTCCTGCTCGCCCCAGGCCTTGATGGATGCCGCCTCGAACAGGCCAAGAGAAACGCCCAGGCCCGCGATGGCCAACCCCATTTTTTTGATCGTGGGCATTATTTTTGTTATTCCGCCGGACATGGAAGTGAGGGCGCTCCTGGACTGGTCGGCCATCCTCTTAAAGAAGCCGCCGGTCTTTTTTACCTCACCCCCCAGTGCGACAAACCGACCCTTGGAGTCGCGGGCGCGATCACCGATTTTTTTAACACCATCCTCGGCCGATTTGGCCGCGGCCTTGCTGTCGTCTTTGCCCTTGATGGTGACCTGCACCGGCCCTACTTCGTATCCGTTTCCCATTTTTTCTCCGACATGGATATTCAGGATGTTCAGGATTTGTTTTTATCCTGTTAATCCTGTCCATTCATGTTATTTTCGGCCCTCCTTGATTCTCTTCATCACCGCCCGGTTGCGTTCCTGTTTGATGACCATGAGTCCTTTCCACTCGTCCGGCGTGAGGTCGTCGAGGCCGGGGCTCCAGCCGATCTCGATCATGGCCTCGATCTCGAACAGGTGGTTGATCCAGCGGTTGTAGATCTGTTCCTCAACACTCACATCCCCAAAAGAATCATCCTCCGAAAAGAATTGACACCCCTCGCAGGTCGGCTCGACCTGGTACTGGGGGCAGTCATCTATTCCGGGGCACCCGTCTCGTGAGTATCCCCGCTCGAGCCGTCTTCTGACGGCTCGCCGAAAGGGGCCAGGTCTTCCTCTTCCTCGTCGGGCACGATCATCTCGTACATGCTGTCAATGGCCTGCACCCGGTGCTGGGGCGGCACCTTCGCTTTCCAGTCGGATAGCTCCACCAGGTCCCGGCCCTTGTAGACGTACCCTTCGACCTTTTTGATGAGCTTTGCCCAGAGGTCGAGCTTGGCCTTCATGGCGCTCCCCTTGGTGATGAGCTTGTTCCGCCGGAGTTCCGTCCGGGGCAGCTTCCGCTCGAACTCCAGAAGTTCTTCCTGGGAGATGTCCCGAAAAACATGGGTGACGGGCCAGAGCCTTCCGGTGCCGTCGCCGGCCGCGGCCTTGAACGCCACCCGGTACCCGGCCTCCTCAACCATTGCTACATCAAATCCGTCCATCTTTTCCTCCTTATTTTTACAGGGGCTAAGTTTTCTACCCCTCTATACTCGGTGCCCGCCAAGTCCAACTATGTTTATGCCCTCTGAAATATTTCATGGGGGCTAAGAGCTTTCCTTTCTTAGCTCGGTGCCCGCCAGGTGAACACTGTTTAAGCCCTCCGGGTGAAGCGTCACGCTTCCGCCAGGTACCAGGTGTCGGTATTGATCACCTCGACCTTGCACGGCCCGGTGTCGGTCGCGTAGTAGATGGGCTGGCACTCCAGGGTATAGATCTGGAGCCCGTCTTCGAACGATCTCGGGATGGCCTTATACTTCAGCTTCTCCATAGTGATGATCATGGAGTGCTTGTACGCTCCCTCGATGGTCGCGCCCTCGAACGTGAGGACGGCCTTTAGCTCGTCGTTCGCCTGGATATGGTTCCGCTCGACCGCGCCCTCGGCGGCGATGACGAGCGAGAGGGTTGCGGCGCGCCTCCCGAACCGGCACCGGCCGCGATAGAGGCCGCAGCCGGGATAGTAGCCGTCGTCCGCCATGAGGTTGTTGAGTATGCCGAACTCGAAGCTCCGGAACCGGTCGGACTCGTCCACCAGGGCGCCGGACGGCCCGAGCTCGAGCTTGCCGCCGGTCATGGAGAGGAAGAATCCCGCGGTCAGCGCGGGCATGGAGATCGCGCTTGCCTCGGCGTGGCCGGAGCCGACCAGGTTAAGGGCCATCTGCACCCGCTCTTTCATCTTGCCCGAGAATTTCAGGTCGTTTACGGCCAGGTCCCGGACCTTGATTTTGTTGCCGGCGGCGTCGAGCTCGACAATGGTGGTTACCGGGTTCTGCCCCTGCACGGTGTCCGGATCCGAGAACTTGAAGGTATGCTTGTAAGCGGAGGTGGCCTCCTGCTGCGCGCTCGCCACCGATCCCATCGCAAACGACAGGCCCCATCCGGCCGTGAAAGAGGTCAGGCCGAAATTACGCGCCAGCTTCACGTCCCGCACGTGCTCGTCCTGCCGGGTGGTGAACTCGTGCCCCTTGCCGAACTCGTCGTCGTCGGTCAGCCACTCGATGTTCTCCTCGACCACGTCCGGGCCTTTGAACGGATACGCCAGGGTCAGGTCGCCGTCAAGGAGCTCGGTCCCGTAAGCGCTCTGCTTCTTTTTCGAGAACGCCCATTGCACTGAATAGTCTCTACCTGTCGCCATTTTCAATTACCTCCTCGTTTAATCGGTACTGGTAAGCTCGCGCTCGCGGCGCTCGATGGCGCGGAGCACGGTGACTCTCGGCTGCCCGGCCGCTTTTTCATTTTCTTTCCACTTGGCGAGCTGGGCTATCGAGCCGCACTTTTCTATCTCCTCGATCGCCTCCTCGTACTTGAGGTCGGTGATCGCCACGTCGTCAATGGGTGTGTCGGGCCTGGGGACCTCGGGCGTTTTTCCCGGGCCACCCTCGCCCTCAACCTCTTTAAACAAGCCGCTGTTTTTGACGACCCGCTCCCACACTTGCCGGGGCACTGTCCACGGCCCCTTGCCCCGCTCAAACACCAGGGTGTGCGGCCCGTGCACGATCTGCGCCTTGGACGTTTTCACTCCCGGTCCGAAATCAAATGTTACGCTTTCCATTTCAGCTCCTTTCTTTTATTCACATGGATATTCAGGATGTTCATGATTTATTATTCCCCTTATCCTTTTAATCCTGACCATCCATGTTGAATTAATCCGTAAAGGGCAGCAGTCGCCACATCCCCCGGATCTCGACCTCGTGAAAGTATCCGTCGCGCTCGGCCGACTTTACGGCGTTGAGCTCGATCTCGTCATCGAGCTCGTCACCGGTGATCTCGACGTACTCGCCGAAGTCGTTCCCGTTCAAACAATCCCAGACGTCCTCGATTAATTTAAGGATGCCCTTGGCTTCTTCTCCCTCTCCTGTGCCCGTCAGCGACTCGGTGGGGTCGTATTCAAAGACGAGGCAGTAGATCGAGACGCGGCAGATGTGCTGTTTTTCTCTGACCGCGAGCTTTTCCGACGACCGGCCCTCGGGCGAGATCACGATCCCGTAGGTCTCGAAGTCCGGGAGCGAGTTCGGGTCCCATTTTCTGACGTCCACCGCCTCGACGTAGGCCGCCAGACTTTCATCTGCTTCCAGGGCGTCCTTTATCTTGGTTAAAAGCCCTATCATTTTTTTAACAGGGGCTAAGTTGTCTGCCCCCTCCCAATTCCGTTTTTGCCAGGTCCATCATCGCAAAGGCCCTTTGCCTGGGGCATCATGCCCCCGGGTACTCGCTATACCTTGCAATCAGCGTAATGGTTGCGATCGCCACTTCGTTATCGGCGATCCGGGACAGTCCGGGATCCGACTGGGTGGCCCATATTTTCAGAGCTGCGCCATCTAAGGTGCTGTTGGCCTGGAAGTATGAAGTAACCTTATCCGACCACTCGCGCATGTCCTCGATGGCCTCGGGCTCGGTGCGCCGGCCGACCAGGGCGACCACGTGGATGAGGAGCGTCGCCTCGATGAGCTTTCTTTTGTTCCCCGCGTTTTTCTTCAGCCGCTCCGGGAGCTGGCCGATGAGGATCGCGGGCCAGGCCGTGGGCTCTTCGGCCCCGCCGTACTTGCCCACGAAGTTGATCCCAAAGAGCGGTTGCCCGGACTGCCGGGCCTCGTTGAGCAAGGTCTCCAAATTGTCCAAAAGGTTTTTCATTTCTTCATTACTCTCTGGTAGACCCGCCTCAGGATGTCCGCGATCTCCGGCATGGTCTTCTCGATCGCCTGTTTGAAAAACGGCCTCGGCTTCATGCCCTTGACGTTGGCGCTCTTTCGGAGGAGCACGGCCCCGGACCCGGAAAGGCGCGCGCCCGACACCGGGATGGTAAGCGCCTTCTTGTTCTTGGCCTCGATGTGGATCGGCCTTTTTTCGGGCCCATAAAGTCCGGTGCCCTCGTGGACGAAGAGGCCATAGGGCTTGCCGTCCGCGGTGTGGGCGGTGGCCTTGACCAGGCCCTTCCGGGAAGAGCCTGTACCCATATGCTCGGCCTGGATGGTGTTGGCGAGGTTATCGGTATCGCGAGGAACGAAGTCCAGGGAGTGTCCCTCGACGGTGTCCGTGACCTGATCAACGCCCATCTCAAACGCTCTTTCAGAGCGCAGGGCCAGGTCCCGGACCTTGCTGTCGTCAACCTCTATGGAATAATCCATTTTCCCTCGCTCCTCGCTACCCACTACTCGCTGCTCTCTTCCGAATAGTCCTGCGCCTCGACCAGCTCGGTCGTCGGCGCGGCTACGCTCACGTACTCGCTCAAGATATCCTCTGCCATGTCGAACGCGGCCTGCCGTTCCCGCTCGAGGTCGCCGGTAGTTTTCAGCGAATAGGACTTGTCGCCGTCCGCGCCGGACTGGATGATGCCCTGGGCGCCCGCGCGCCGCGCCCAGTCGAGAAGTCCATACCAGCCGGTGAGCCTGGCCTCGCCGTCCCGGACGGCCGCCGCTCTTTCGGTATTTTCGGGGGCTTGAGAGATCGCATCCTCATAGGCGTCGGCGCCGACCCACCGCTTGATTTTTCTCTGGGCCGCGGGCAGGTGCACCAGTATCAAATCGCTTTCAATCGTATCGGGAAGATTGAAAGAATCGCGGACGTGGGCAACGTCGGTGGCGTACCCCTCGCCGCCTTCGATCACCTGGAAGGCGGTGGCGATCATGGGATAGGGCGCGGTCTCGGCCGCGGAGACCTTGGCGTAGATCTTCGCGGTGACGATTCCCAGGGCCCAGCCCGAGAGCGGTATACCCGAAACTTTTACGAACGGCCCCTGGGCATCGGTGTCTTTCTCCAGGGCCGGGTCGCTCGAGGTGGTGGCGGTGAACTTCAGGGTGTCAGTCGAATCGTAAAATTCGACCTTCAGCTCGGCGTCCCAGTCGGGATAGACTTGTGCATCAAAAGCGTCTTTCACGATAAAGTCGTAAAAGCCGTAGTCGTCGGTCGAATATTTGGGGACGGCCATTATTGTCTCTCCTCTATGTAGGGCGCTTGGCGGCCCTCGGCAAAGCCGCCGGCGGCGATCTCACGCGTCTGGGCCCATCCGATGTCAATGGCGGGCACGCCCCGAACTTTGCCGTTGCCTGAATAGCTCGCACACACCCCGTTCCCGATGGGCCGACTGCCGGCGTTGGGTATCAAGTCGCTGTCCCAGTCAATACTTGGGTCGTTGAAGGAGTGCTCGTCTTGCCGGGTCATTCTTTGCCAACTGTCGAAATCATATGTGTCTGACTCGTCCTCGAAGATAGCCCCTGTTACGGGAGGAGTCTTGGTTGATACGTAGATGTTGCCGTCAGCCTTGGGCACGACCACCGCCGGATAAAAATCATCTCCTGTCAGTGTGAAACAAGCTATGCCGTCGGTTGACCAGATGGCGTTGTTCAAGAGGTATAATCCGAGCGGCCCGGTCTCGTCGGCTGCGATGTGGAAGGGATAGCCGAGCTTCACCGAGTTGTTGATGAAATTTACCTGCCGATTACGAGTGAGATACACCGCGCAAGCCCCAGAACCGCCGGTAAACTTACAGCCCATGACCACGTAAGGACTGTCGTAAGAATCTCCGCTCAAATCACAATGACCCAGAGACGCGTAGAGCGCATGGAAGCTACAACTCTCCACGAGCAACCCTTCGAGGCCGTTACACGCGATGCCGTTGTAAGCACTTCCACCACTAACATCAGTGAATGAACAGTTCTTGATCTGCCATCCGCGAAACTTATAGGTCTCGGGGTCATCTGTGGGAAAGATGGCTACCGCGTAAGTGTTGAAAGTGATCCCGTCTACCACGAGATACTGAGCCGTGAACCCCACGGGGATTAACTCCAATTTCCATGCTCCCACGTTGTTGCTTGTAAAGATGACCTGATCCGTTCCATTGCGGTCCACGTAAAGCCGGTAGATCTTGTTAGGTTGTAAAGTTGATATTGCCAGGACAACGCCGAGCGTAGCGTCGCCGTAGTAGGTCCCGGCCCACCCGCGGATGTAATGATCTTCCTCAAAGGGGTCACTCCCGACCTCAGCCTTAAGAGCTTCACACGCGAGCTGCGGAGTAGAGTAGGTCCGGCCCGGGCCGTAGTCCCAAACCGTCGAATGCGAGCGGTCTAGAGTGGGCGGCCCTAACAGTTTCTTCGGGGAAGACACTACCCTGGTGTCTGGAGCAATCTTGCCGTCTATCAACGCGCAGGGAACTCTGCTTGCAAGATTAGGCGGTTCTAGTTGCGTGACTCGCCGCTTGCTGGAGCTTGGGATTTCTCTCAAGGGTTGCACGCCCAGGTCAGGCTTAGTGGACAGTTCTACCACCTTCCAAGGCGAAGCCTCGGACCGCTCATACCCGGACGGCTCCCATGAGCCGGGCATGATCGAGACGATCCGGCCCTTGGGCTCGATCAGGCCGTCTTTTTTGACGACCACGGCTTTGAAATTACTTGCCACGCTTGAAGATGCCTTTCTTTTCTTTCGGGGGTTCCTCGGTCCCGGCGTTTTTCAAGGGTTCCTCGGCCCCGGCGTTTTTTGCGGGGGACTTGCCGGCGGGAACCAGGACGCCGGACCGGATCCAGCCTCTTAAGGTGGCCGAGGTCCTTTTGGGGAGCGGCTTCTGCTGATCCCGCGAGATGGAAAACCCGGTGGCCGGGTCGGTCAGGCCGACGCCTTCCCTTCTCCTGGCTTCGTTCAGTTGATATTTTTCGTCCGCCATTGTTTGTCTCCTTTTTTATTTACATGGATGTTCAGGATATTCAGGATTAATTATTTAATTCTTTTATCCCGTTAATCCTGAACATCCATGTTTCAAATCAATAACCGTGCGTGGTGGCCTGGATCGAGAGCTCCCCCGCGGTGAGGGTATTGCCGTCGGACAATAATCGGAAGACCATCTCTTCGTTGTCGCTCCCGGTGAGACCCGGTCCGGGAAAGATTATCGGTCCCAGGTTCTGATAGGTGCCCGAATCAATGACCGTGGCTTCCCACCCGTTCAGCTCGGCCTGCCATATGAGGTCTCCGATGCTCCCGCCGTCGTAGATCGCCAACTTAACGTCATGAGCCGCGGTCACGTTCCCGAAGGCCTGGTGCGCGTAAATCTTCATGTGGCCGCCCTGGGCCGCGATCACGGTGCCGATGGCTCGATTCTTGGCCGCGGTCGCGGCGAGCTGGCCACCCGATGTAATGTCCGTGTCCGCGGCGGCGGCCAGAAAGTCTATGCACAGGAACGGATCGGCCCCGGCGAACAGCGAGCAGGTGTACCCGGTATAAGCATTGATGGCGATGCAGGCGTCAATCGCTCGGACACATCCGGAGGCGGAGTCGCCTAAAGCGATCTCCGTGAAATTGGCGTCCACGGTCGAGGCCGGCGCTTCGGCATAGATGGAATCGCCGGTCACGGTGATGTCCGCGGTGGCCTCGGCCCCGGTGTAGGTGACGGTCATGATGGTGTCGGAATAGCCGATGTGGACATTGAGCGGCGCGGGCCGCGCGTAGCGCTCGAGGCGAATGAGGGACAACTGCTCGGAGTTCATGGCCATCAGCCCGAACGCGATAAACGACAGGCACAGGACGGCCGAGAAAAAGATTTTATGTCTCAGGTTCATTTCCATTTTTGGTCTCCTTTCTTTTTTCGGCTGCCGGCCCTATCAGCAAGGGCCGGGAAGCCGTTTGCATCTCACCAACGATTCAGCCAAACCAACAACGGCCGAAGCCCTCCAAAATTATTCGGCGGCCATCCAGGTCGGGAAGCCGTTGCCGGCATAGGCCAGGCTCTGGTCCACGATCACGCGGGCGGTGCGGTTCAGGTTCACAATGTCGGTCGTGATCGAGGCCACCGTGTCCACTATCTGCTTCCTGATGATCTTCTCGCCCTCGATCTCGAGCGGCGAGGCCGTGGCCTGGGCGTTCATGGCGGACGAGCAGCCGAAGCAGAACTTGTTTGCGCCGGCGTTGGCGTGGACGAAGAACTTCCAGTTGGTGGGGAACTCGATCCCGAGGCTCGCGAGGCTCGCCTTGATGATCGGGTTCCCGCTCATCAGCTTCTTGAACTCCTCCATTGTTAGGAGCTGGACAATGCCGTCCTCGTTGGCAATCACGCTGTCCACCGGGTAGCCCAACGCGGACATGCGCACGATCACCCGCACGATGTCGGTCCAGGAGAGCTTGTCCTGGGTCGAGGCCACGCCGATGGTGGCCGGGGCCATCGAGCCGTCGGCCTGGTCGCCGTTCACGGTCCGCTCGACCGCCCTGGCGTTCATGAGCCCGCCGAACTTTATGCCGAACTGCTCGAGGAAGAGTGCCAGGAAGGACAGCCGGTGGTACCTGATCGCCTCGTAGGTGAGGCCGATGCCGCGCGCGAGCTTCCTGATGGTGACGTCCCGGTCGGAGACCGACATCTCGGCTTCTTTGATGGTCTCGCCCTCGTCGGTTTCCGCGGGCGCCGCGGATTCGCTCATGGCGATGGCGGGGGCCTTGATGGTGACGTTGTTCACCGGCTCGTCACGCACCACGAGCTGGGTGTACCAGGGGCGCGCCTTGAACCCGGTGGTGATGGCCTCGATGAATACCTCGGGCAGTATCCAGCGCGAGCTGGGGTCCATCGCCATCACCGCCTCGACGGTCATGCGGTCGAGGTCAACGCCCATCTTCTGGAGCATCTCGCCGACCTCGATGCCCAGCTCGCTCTTGGCGAACTCGGACAGTGTGATGGCGCGCGCCCCTTCCCCGTCTCTTCCGGTCCGGACGGCTTGCATCCGGTGGTGCATTTCCTCGAAGGTCATGCCCTGAAAATTCATTTTATTCTCACTCATCTTCATTTTCTCCTTTCTTTACTTTCGGGCGGGCTAAGGCTTCTGCCCCAACCCAACTCGGTGATTGCCAAGTCCGTTTCCGGCCGGGCCTTTTAATAGAGACCCACGTCAATCAGGTCTCCGGCCTGGGCCGCGGCTTCGAGAGCCACGCCGACGGCCGGGCCGGTGGAGATGGTCTGCACGCGCTGGCCGCTCGATCCGGAATCGGCCGCGCTCTCCACTTCCGCCCCGACGACGATCGCGCCCGCGGCTTCGACGTCTTTCAACACTGCCCGGAACCTGGAGTTGATCGTGCCGTATCCGTCCGCCGCGGTCGCCGGGACCATCACCTCTCCGATCGAGCGCTTGTTGGCGGCGGTGATGTCCGTCACCTTGTAGTCGTCGCTCAGGTACACCAGGGCGTGCTTGGGGTACACCCCGGCCATCTGCACCCTGAGGTTTACGAACCCCTCATTGGATGCGCCTTGAACTTTTTCATGATCCATCTTCGTCTCCTTTCTTTTTCACAGGGGCTAAGAGCTTTGCCTTATTCCACCTCGGTTATCGCCAGGTCCAACCGTGTTCGCTCTCTGCGGGTGAAGCGTCACGCTTCATTCCCGAAGATCAGCGCGGCGACCCTCGATTTCTTCTTGGCCTTGCCCGCCTCGACCGACCCTTCCGGCTCCTCCAGTGAGCTCCTCCGGGCCACGTTGGTCGAGCCGCAGGCCTGGCAGGTCATCGGGAATTTTTCAGAGCCTTTCTTCTCGTAGTCGGCTTTGGCCTCCATGAGCTCGTCGCGGTCCATGCCTTCGATGGCCTTCTTGTGCACCACGGGCAGCTCGCCGTCGGCGGTGCCCAGCTCGGCGATCCTGGCCACCCGAAAGACCTCGTCACGGAGATCCTTCATCATGGCCTGGCCCAGCTCGGCGTCGGGCTTTATCTTGGCGAGCTCCGCTTCCGCGTCTTTGACGCGCTTCATAAGGTCACCACCCCTTGCCATCACCAGGTCGAGCGCCTCGCCGTCCGAGAGGTCCTCGATCCCTGCGGGCGCCTTCGCTCCCAAGAACGCGCGCACCCGCTCCAACCTTGTTCCTTCCATTTTTTGTGCCTCCTTTTTCTGTGGGCCGCTTTTGGCGCCCTTTTTTACAGGGGCTATGAGCCCCGCTTCCATTCCTTCTTTCAAACTCCGGGCGCGGGGCCCTCCGGGTGAAGCTTCAAGCTTCACGGCGTTGGGGTCGGCCCCGGACCATACCATCGAGAGCTCGTCAATAGAGACGATCCTGGTGATGATGCACCTTACCGTCTGCCCTCCCTCCTCGAGGACCTGGCCCTGGTAATCCCAGAAGTCGTAGTGGTCCAGGCTCGGGTGAGAGGGCTCGAACTCGAAGTCCAT